AAAAATCCAATCCCTATCATAAATAGGGCAACCTATAATTAACTTCATATTATTCAGCGACTGGTTCTTTTACCTTTTGCTTTGGTGCTGGCTTGATTTCTTCTTCCGAAGCATCTGCCTTAAATTCTTCTTTAACTGGAGGCTTGACCTCGCTGACATTTTTGGTAGAAACTTCTTCAAGAGCTTCAATCTTATCTGCAAAAGCTGAAATAATATCTACTAAAATCGACATTGCCAAACGAGCTTGTCCATTATCAACTGCTGTATAAAAAGCTTCTAGTGCATCTTCGCCATATCTAGAATTCTTTGCTACTTCTGATTCAATAATCATTATAAACCTTTCTTAATTTCATCTTGTTCTATAACATTATACTCTTCTTTTAGAGCATTTTCAATAAGAGGTAACCATGACATATCTGATCTCCTAATATCTGGAGAAGTCTTTCTACCCTGTTGATTTGCAGGTCTTATTATATTACCTGGACCCCTTCTATTTGAAGGAAGATTTCTTTCGCCTCTTTTTGCTGGTTCTTGTTTATCTGAACCGTTTGCATCTTTGGCTACTTGTGTTTGTTGCTGATTCTTAGCGGTTATTTCTGCTTGATTAACAGCCATATCCATTTGTATCTCTGCTTGAATTCCACCGAATAGTTCTTCTCTGTCATACTCTGGATCAATTCCTAATTCGACTCTTAACTCTGGCAGGGTTATAGCTGAATTAGTATACTTTTGTATAAGGTGAGTTTCTTTCTTAACTTGAGTGTCTACGTCTATCTCATTAAACTTAAAGAAACATCTATCCGAAACACCCGCTTCTGCTGGGTTTGCTATTGGGTCAAATCCACCTTCAAACAAAAGTTCATTAAAAATATGAACTCTAATCATTTCAGATAAATGCTTTTGGAACTGTTTTACCTTATCATATAAAGCAGTATCTAATCTATCTGTCATAGACCTATTTCCTCCACCCATCATCATTCCAAGATGATGAGGAGCAACACCTAAGCCAACTGCTACTCTTTCTTTAAAGTGATTCAAGTATTCGCTAGCATCTAAGGCTGTGTTATTGGCACCGATTACATCAACATCATGTCTAAATGGAAGTATTAAACCACCTTCAGATCTCATGTTTTCAATCTGAGCTGCTGCATCGTCTATTTCTTCTGGCTCAGCTGGTTGTTCTGCTGTTCCAATTTTATATTTATAAAGAGGAAACAATTCTCTATGAACAAGATTTTGAATATCTTCTTCAAGCTGTCTTAATGCAACAACGTCATCTAAAACTGAACTCAAAAAAGGAGTACCGAATGCACGACCTGTCTTTCTGTCAAAATGAAGATGAATAACTCTTTCTGCCGACCAGACAGGATCTCTATCCGTTGGAGCATAGGTCATTGGGTCAGTTTGTTGTTGATAAGACTTTGGCCTATTAAATTTGTCTCTTAAGATTCTAACCTGCTCAGTAGGAATAAGATAATAACCAATTACAGGCTGTGTAGCATTTACTGGGGTAAGCGCACTGGGGAAGTAATCAGACATGTCTCCCCTTGCCTTAACTATAAATACATTAGAGAACTTGACTAAATGATCAGCTACTTCCATTAAAAAGTCTACAAATGGCCTCTTCATAGCCATTTCCATAAAGTCTATTCTCTGATACAGATAAGAAACTGCGTCTGCATTCTCTCCAGTTATTTTCCATCCTTCTTTCCAAAATAATTCTTTATATTTCAAAGCAGCTTGTTTAACATAAGAATCTGTGTCAACAGCTTGAATTATTCTGTCAAAGTCATAAGGAGATGGCTCAAAGTTACTCCTGCCAGTGTAAAAGTAATTTGTACCCTGGTAACCTAAAGCTAGGGCAGCTGGTTTTAATGCCTTAGATAAATTTTTAATTTGCTCTGGCTCAATTGCTTTAGCAAAGAAGCTTGCTGAACCATTTTGGTTAAATGGTAAATATTGTCTAATGGCCATTAAAACTCCCTACTTTAATAAAAGTAATAGTAGTATAAAAAATAAAATTAGCTAGCAGCTGCTGCGTCAAAAGCCTTCTTTAGAATCAAGGCCTTAACTGACTCAAGCCAAAAAATTGTTTCGGCTTCATTAAAGTCGCTCTTGTAGCTTAAATTTTGATCGCTAATTAGAATAGTAACAGTAAATTCTTTTTTTGGCTCTACTGTTTCTTCTGTAGTTTCTTCTGACATTATTTTTCCTTTACTTCTTCTTTTGACATTTCTTGAATCTGAATAGTCAGATGCTTAATGGTTGCATCTTTTAAAACATTTTCAGTTGTTAACTGCGTTAATCTTTCTTGGAAAGATTGAATAATTAAATTGACATCTATATTTTGTTCACTCATATTCACATTATACCATTCTTGATTCTAATTCGTCTATTTTCGATGATAGTTCTTGAACTGCCTTAATAAGCAGTGGTATTGCGCCCATTTCTCGCCATGAAACAGGAACGTATTTTTCGAATTTAACAAGCTCTTCTTGATCTACAACTTCTTTACCATCTTCATTTATCTTCATTGGATAACCGCCAGGATAACCAAAAGTAGCTAATTCCGGTAGATCTTCTGCTACTTCTTCTGCTATTAAACCAAAATGTCTATCTAAAGACTTAAGCTGAAGACCAAGCTCATCTTCCCATCCTTCTGGTTTTTCCACAAAAGAAACAGGTCTTAATCTTAAAAGTTTATCTAAGGCACCTGTTATCGGTTGAATATCGTCTTTAATGTCTCTCATTGAGCTCTGAGCTCTTATGACCTGAAACCCTCCACCATCGACAATTCTTGCGGTAATAGTGGTGCTTGTAGTTGTAGAAAAGTTGCCATCAGAACGATAACCTCTATTGGAACCTATAGAAATAGAGTCTGCTGCATATATAGTTCCTCCCATATACGAAACGCCATCTACATCTAGTTCTCCCGGAACATAAAAACTCTTTCCGTTATAAACGTTAACCCAAGTGCTGTCATCCATATAGATTCCACCTCCATAGGTTTCGTTATACCAACCAGAAACTCCATATGATCTAAACCAATTAGAAGCATATACTGCCCCTGATGATGAAAGCGTTCCTGCAGATATTGTTCCTCCGGTGGAAAAATTCTTGTCATTATAGACTTTAACTGTAGTAGATTCATTCATATATATGCCACCAGTATGAGTTTGATTATACCAACCCGTAGAGCCAGAAGATCTAAACCAACCGTTACAAGATACCGAACCATTATCAGTTATTCCAGTTGCACCTACGTCTATAAATGCATTTCCAGTATCGTTGCCACCTGCAATGAAAACACCATAGGCACCGGGTGTTGACTTATAGAATGCTAAATTGTCCCACATTAGCTGAGCATTTGCTGCGTTTGCTGACCAATTGCTACCCTTCTTTACGTTAAACCACGGTCCATAAAATCTACTTGAGCCATATGAAGATGTAGTCCCATCGTATCCAACAACTAAAAAATCTCCGTTTGAAGTTATCTCAGCATAATCGTTTCCTGCAACTGAGCCAAGTTGCAAATTTGCGTTTTTAACAGAAAGTGATGACCCATTAAATTCAACATTTACAGTTGAATTCCCAACCTTAAATTTACCATTTGAATACCAATAGTTATAATCTGGATCACCTAATTCAATACCAAAATCTGTGTTTGTAGGACCAATGTTTTCATCTATTGTTAAATATCCATATGTTCCATTTCCAACAGATATGCTATTGGCGTTTACCTGTGCGTTAACATTCACGCCTGAACCAATTGTAACGGTACTGCCATTATAAGATATTCCAGATGATCCACCAAGAACAAAGTGACCATCACCCCTAATATACCAACCTTGCATTCCAGAAGATGTATCATAAGTTTTTGATTTGATAATAGTGTTTGTTGGACTTGCCCCACCCAATACAATTGCTGCCGATTCTATTTCGCCGGCTTTAATTTTATCTGCAGTTAAACTAACAATGTATTGACTATCAATAAGAGGAGTTGATGGATCTGTTTTTACAATAGTCGTCCATGCACCTGTGTTGCCGGAAGTGTCTTTTGCTCTTACTCTGCCAAAAAAGTTTTTCTGAACAACAACATTGTCATTCTCAACATCTATATAACTGCCTTCAACTGGAACAGCAAATACGCTAGAGTTTCCACCACCAGTGCTTAATGCGGTAGCCCCTGACACAAGTGTATATGGAGGAGTATTTGGGTTTACAATATCATCCTCTTCATATAGTTCATATTCGTAAACAGCTAAATCTAAATCAGTTCCATTATCAAAAGAAAAAAGAACATTTTGAAATGATGCGTACATCGATAAATTCTGCAGAGTACCAGGAACTGTCGTATCACCTGGAACGGTAAATCTAACTGTTTCTGTAAACGGAGAAAGAACGTTAATATCAGGGTCTTTTGCCCTAACTGTTACAATGTATTCACTTCCGTGGATTTAAATTTGTTAAAGTTTGTTTTATCTCTGCCATTATCTTACTCCGCCTATTTTAACAAAAGAAATATCTGGATTAATTTCTTCTATATCATATGTTAGCTTATAGTTTGGAAAAAATTGATATTTTGATATCTTAATTGAATTACTTGATGACATAACATTTTTTTCAGATAAAACCTCTAATTCAAATATATACTTTGAATATTCTAAGGTTGTATTTGCATAAAGAATTTGATCAGATAGCTCTTCACTCGCATGGCAATCTACAGTAGTCCAATCAAGTGCAAGATTTTTTGATATAGAATTATCATCATAATAAGAGAATATTCTTATTCTAAACTTTCCATAATTTGGTCCTTTTTGCCCAATTATTCTAAATTTGGGTCCATCAAAAGATCCAAAAGCTTTTGCCCCCACTACTTGAGATTTACCATCAATCCAATCAAGACCATTGTTATATAATGCTAATTTATAATCTTTCAAAGATTCTTCAGTCGCATCATAACTATATTCCTGTATGTCAACAGATGCTAAATCAAAATAAGTTCCTTCTGATTGAACAATAATTTCAGGAGCTAATTTTCTATATCTAACTTCGTCATCAATTGTAATTTCTTCTAAAAACTTAATACTTGTTATTCCATAATAAATCGTATAATGCTTTGTATAAAAAGTATCTTTTTCAATTTTTTCTACTGCATCAAAGTACACTATACTTCCAACTGCTCTGCTCTTAATTGGCATAAAAACTGCGTCGTCAGCGGAATCTTCATAAACAACAATATAGGAATAATCATCTGTAACAGTTTGTAAACTGGAGTTTACATATTTATTGACAAACTTGCTATCTAAATTTACGTACATTTGTTCGCCGGCCTCAACATCGTTTGGCAGGTAGTTTATATATACTTTTCTCTTCATAGGAATTTTAATAAAATTAGAAGATACTTCCTGTGCTCCAATTTCATAAGTATTCTTAAGAGGTTTAAACCAAGCCATTTTATTGATTCTCCACGTACATTATTTCAAATTCATATTTATCTTGGAATTCATCTGGAATAGATATTAACACAATTGCATCTACAGTTGGAGCTCCACCTTGTTTAATACTTGACAAGAAAGAATCTATTGAAACCTGCAAAGAATTACCTTCTTCTGTTTGCAAGAGGACCGTTTCTTCTCTGACGGATTCGTAATCAATGTCTGTAGATTTAATTCTTACCGTTCCATCCCCACCAGTGTGAGCATGCTGATCTAAGTCAACTCCATCAATAGTAACACCTTCGGCTACTTTAATATCTCCAAAAATATCTCCACCAGACCTTAGCAAGTATTGAGGATGGGCATCGTTATTCAAGTCATCTAAACTATCATGAGATGATTTTAATGTTTCTCTCTTGCTTTGATCTATAAAAATTTGATCAAATAATGAAGAAGTTTGATCATCTATATCAACCAAAACTATCTTTGGTCTAGAACTTGCTTTTACCGCCAAGCTATCTATATAACCTATATATTTTCTTCTTTGAATATTTATACTAAACATTTTGTCAAACTTAGACTGTACGTTTGCTCTTCTTTGTACCATGTCAGTTAACACAGAACCAAAGTTACCTTTAAATGCGTTAACTGCAGTGATTACCTCTTCAGAAAGAATAGGTGCAGAAGTGCCTAAAGAAGTTGTTAATAAGTCTAATTCAAGAGGTGCTGCAACTTGCGTTTTAAACCTTAAAGCTGGAGCAACAAATCTTTTATAGAAAATTTCACAAGTATCTTCAAGATCTTTCTTTAAAGAAAATAAAAGATTATCAATAGACTCTGTATATGATGCTACTCGAATCGAAAAAAACGCTTGGAATTGTGCTGCTTGTTTTTTTGAGATATTATCCACTTCGGAAGAGGGGACTGAATCTGCTTGTTTACTGAGTTCTTCGGCAATGAGCCTCGAATGGTTTTCTGCCATCTTTGCCCATGAAAAGTAGAATGCTGCAGCTTGCTGTTGTGACTCATCTTCATAATCTTCTCCAAAATCGTATAATAAAGATTCTTTTATACATGATGACTCATGTAATAAAAGTTTTACATAGTATCTAAAATCAAATAAGTGAACGAAAACAGAATGAGATATTAGTCTGTCATATTCTTTTACAAACTTTCTACACCCTCTGCATCCGTGTTCTTCTGCGTATAAGTATTGCTTAAATGATATATATGTTGGATCTTCGAAGTTTTTGCCCCCTATGTATTGTCCTGTGGATTCATCAAAGAATTGAGAACCTCCGATAAATACCATGTCTTCTTGATTTTCTTGATTAAATAAATCTTTATTATTCTTTTTTAGTTCTTCCCAAAGATGATAATGACACTCTTCAATATCGTTATCAAGATGAGGATTTAAATAAACTTTTTCCAAAAGACTTTCTAGACCATCTAAAAGAGCTTCCATATCAGAATGAACCCTTTTTACTTTTGACCTAACTACTTTGAGTGGAATTTTATATGGTTTACTCCAAGAATACGTAGAGTAATTGTCTAGGTCATTATATTTTTCTTCTGCTCTTTTAAGTTGCAACTCTTCTTTTAGAGAATTGCTTGAACCTTCAGATACTGAATAGTCATTGAATATTCTAGAGCTTGACGCTTGATATTGTTCTGCGTTATTAATACTCATATTAGAACATCTTCCTTGTTACAGACTTACTTATATTTCCTCTTCTAATTCTTGTCTTTCCAGTTGTAGCACTAGTGGACTTAAGAGTATCTCTTGTTATTACTGCGGGTTTTTCTTCCCCGTCTTCATCTTCTGTTTTTTTAGGCATAAAGAAGGTATTAGAAAAGGTTCCTGCTTTAGCAGCAAAGTTCATTTTATGTAATGCTCCATAATTTTCTGTTATGGCTAACAATGCAAGAATTAAAGCATCGTGTGCATGATCTACGGCTGAACCGCCGGCTTCAAAAACTGGCCTTCCAGTTGAAGTAGTTTTTACAACCACATAAGAAATTAATTGTATATATAATTCTTCATCTAAAGTAGAAAAAGCTATTGCTTCTTTTTCTAGATACTGCCTTAGGTTATCAACCATATAGGGTTTGATTTCTTTTTTAATTGGAAGTTTAGTGTAAGGGTCCCTGACTTCTATCGTCTCACCAAAACTAACGCCTCTAACTCTTTCTCTTAGTTTTGAAGATGGATTTTCCACACCGTATTTATGAAGAAGTTCTACCTGAACCTCGCCAAAACCTCTGTCAACATATATGTGTTTTGGCTGAAAGATGTCGTTTAACTCTACAATTCTATTAACACCTTTTGTTAGAGTAAATTCTGATTTTGGAATCTCTTCCCTGTAGCAAACTCTAGCTTTTCCAGCTAGCCTTTGGTCTTCATAATTTTCATTACACATTTCTAAAACAACTATATTTGTGCCGGCTCCGTATTTATCCCAGTCAACACCAATTGTATAAAAGTTTCTAGCTGATGTTATTTCAGCTTCATAATTCCAACCTGGATCCATAAATGATTTATCAACAAACTTTCTAGGATAAACACCCTCGGCGTCTTCTCCCCAGTCTGCCTCTATTTCATGCCTATATCCAGATTCGGAATATTCTTCTCTAAATTCTTCTTCTTGATCTTTACTGAAGAATGGGTTGCAATAAGATGGGAACCAAAACTCTTTAAATCTAGTATTAGATGTACACCATTCCCAAAATCTTTCTCTTCTACCAGTTGGGGTAGACGCTCCAATAAGAACTTTATCTGGTTGATCTTCTGCCGTCTTCTGAAGCATTGCGTACAGAGCGTCAAGGTCGTCTGCGTGCATGTAGTCCATTTCGTCAAGAACAATAACATGTGCTTCCTGACCACGAGCTACGTCTGATTTTCCACCAGATCTCATACCTGAAGTAAAGAATCTAATTGTTGACCCATTGGAAAATTGGATCATAAATTGAGGAGAAGTAATTTTTCTAGTTATTGAATTCATAACTATTTCATTTTTAGATGCTAGTCTTAATATCTCTTGATAAATAAGTTCTACCTGAGTCTTCATAGGTGCAATAACTAGGCATCTTCCGTCTTTATGTGTATAGCTATAATGAATCAAATATAAAGCCATACTGAATGTCTTACCAAGACGACGACCTGCACGTAAAACTTTTCTTAATGCTGGATCTCGAAGAATAAGGGTTTGATAAACTCTAGTTTCTGCTCCAAGGAAGTTCTTACCCCATACGCATGGATCTTTAGCTAAATGAACTTGTCTTTGCTGTTCTCCAGTAATTCCCATTGACAAAAGCTCTTTACTTAATTCAAAAGGCTCGTCTACTAACAATGATAATTCATAATTAGTCAAAGGTCTTGATGTTACGGGAGTTCCATCTTTCCAACTAAGATGTTGAAGTTTATTTTGAAATACCCATTCAATTCTATTTATCTGCTTAATAATTTCAGGATCTTGCATACGCAAGATTTCAAGAATATCTTCTCTTGGAAGTTGTTCTATTTTTTTTCTAAAATCTTTAGCTGTATCTAATAAACTCATAATTATCCAAAATGTGCTGCCATCATAGAGCCTTCGGAACCAAGCATGCTTCTAGCATTTAGTCTTGAGTTTTGAATTGCCATGACACCTCTAGCCCTTGAAGTAGCAGCTACTTCATTATCTTTATAGCCCATCCCAAACATTGGTTTATCAATTGAGCCTTTCATAGATTTTACAGCATCTTTTGCTAAGTTAACGCCACTTTTAACTAATTCTCCACCCATTTTTCCAAGGTCATAAACAAGTGATGCTGTAGCAAGAAGGTTTAATCCAGGTATTGCCATTGCTCCGTATCTAGCACCAAGCGCCATTGCTCCATACTTTGTTCCAGCTACTTGCATTGTCCTTTTAAGTCCAATGGTTTTAACTACGCCCTCTTTGAAAGCTCTACCTGCTACAGCTTGACCACTTCTTGTTAGTCCCTGTTTTTCCAAAGCCATACCAAGATGACTTACTGCTTTTTGTGCACCTCTCATTGCATCGTCAGTTAAACCGCCAGCATCCATATGTCCAAGAGCTCCCCTAAAGTAACCTTGAACAAATCTTGAACCCTGCGTTCCACCAGCAGATGCCATTAAGTTTCCAGTTAAACCAACTTTATTTCCACCTCTTAGCGCATCGTCTGCTATTTGATTAAATCCAATTGTTCCAGATGAAATTGTTGCAGTTTGTCCAGCTCTTAAAACTATTCCTTGATTTGCACTTCTGGGAAGAATTCTACCAAATTGACCACCACTAACTGTTCTTGTTAAATTAGTTGTTGGGTTATTCATCATACCCAATCTTCTAACTTGTTCTTGTGCAGTAGCTAATTTAGCAGCTGCTCTACCGGAACCTGCTGCTGCTTTTCTTTCTAGAATGTCAGTTCTTCTGCCAGCAGTAATCATTGATACCATGCCACGCTGGAATACTTGCTCACCTTCTGCCGGACCAGCTGCACCATAAACAGCCTTTTTAAAAGCTTCATTTTTTATAGCTCTATTTCCAGCAACTTTTGACACAAATTGAAACGGTGAATAGTGAGCGGTGTTTTCTGCCGCATTGAACATAGCTAAAGAGTTAAATCTAGTTAAAGCTCTTGGCCTTGCAGTTAAATGATTAACTCTTGACCCTTTGCCAAGTGCCATTTTTCCTTCAGGAGTTCCAGCAGCTTGTGCCAACCTGGCTCTTCTGGCACTTGAACCATAGTATGCGGATGCTTTTGGTTGAACTAATTCCCCACTTGCAGTAAATCCACCTAATTTACCTGGACCAGATCTAATTCTTTTATCCTTAAAGCCATACCCTTTACGATTGTCTTGAAAACCACCGCGCATTAAAGTATTAGAACCTCTGAATTGTGCAAACCCCAAAGATGCGGCAATTCCGGGTACGTTTTCCATCATTCTAAAAGCTAATGGAACATCTCCTCCACCTAATTCGTTAACCTGATCTGGATCCATTACCCTCTCCTCGTATTATGCATTCCGAGAACTATGTCTCCATATGCACCTGTTGATGAGGCTTGCATTGCAGAGCCTCTGTTATATGGGTTGGACTGAAAGAATTCTCTATTTCTATTTATATGACTAGAAACAAACGCTGATGCACCAACAGCTCCACCAACAGCTGCTCCTATTAAACCTAATCCTCTAGCCTTAGTGGTTACTCCGCCTTTAAATAAAGTTTTTCCACCTAGTGGAACATTTTTACCCTTAAGTAGGGGTATACTGTCAGAAAACTTTTCAGGAATATTTATATCATTTGCAAACTTTGCTTCTTTGAGCATTTTTGATGCGCCAATTCCAGCAGCTGCTCCACCCGCAGCACCTAGTGCACCTCCTGCAATTGTTCCACCAGCTGCCATTCCAGAACCAAAAGTTGAATCTAAAACTGTACCAGGACTAAGGCCTCTTTCTCCTAAAAAGTACCTGTCTGCATTTTCATCTCCAAATGCAGCTTCGTTACCTAGATCTAAAAAAGATCTTGCAGAATTTCCAACAAGACCAGCAGCAAAAATTCCACCCATAGCTAAACCAACGCCTCTACCATGGGGCATTACCTTTGTTCCTAAGCTAGCTAATTTTCCACGCATATTATTTAATTCCCGTATAAGTGATTGTATTTATTTGGACCCATTCTACTGTGTCCTATTTTATTTCTATCAAGATTTCCAACAACTCCAGCTGTTACCAATGGATCTCTTCTAGTGCTTTGTGGACTAGACATCGCATTGAAGGTGGGTTTCATTGTTCTTGGGCTGGCAGGCTCAAAATCTTGAACTTCTCTTGTTTCTTCGTAAAGCCTTTGTTCTCTTCTGTCCTTGGCTATATAGTAACCAACTCCAGCCACAGCAAGCCCTAATGCCGCAAAACCTATTTTAGGTTTATTGGCTATATAAAAATCTGTCATCCTGGTAGAAAAGTCCATAGCTGGTCTTTTACTTAAATCAATAGCTTCATCAGTAGCAGCTGAGTTTTGAGCAGCTGTTACCACTCGCCTTGCCCTTCTCTTTTTTCCGCTATCAGTAAATAATTCATTTAATTCTCTAGATTTATCTAAAGCAGCAAAAGTCTCTTCTTGTGCAACTTGAGAAGTTCTACCAACAATATCATCTGCAGTGGAATCAGAAATAGCAGATAAGGTTAAAGTACCTGAGCCAGTATCTGCGTGAGCTATTCTCATTGACATATTTGCCATTCTGACATCGTTTTCAACCATGTCTATTCCGCTTCTTCGAACAGCTTTATAAACAGCATCGGCTGGATCACCTTCTACATAGCCAAAGATAACTCCCGTTTCCCTTATCTGTTCTGCTAAACGAGCAGAAACTCTACTTCTCATTTCTGGATCTTCTGGCATAGTTGTAAACTGAATCAGTTCATCTATATACGTTTTCATTTTTGTATCTTGGCCAGCTACTTGTCTCATTTGATCTTGAAACTCGCTTGCATTTTTTAACATATAATCAGCAAGTGCTCTAGATTCTTCTTGTGCCGTTTCTGCTTGCACCTTATAAACCAAGTTAACTCTTGATGGCATTGGGTCAACGCCTTCTCCTGATCCAGAAACAAAGCTCAATGTAAACCTATTTAAGTCGGTAGACATTATGTCTCCGCTTAAATTATCCATTCCTTCAAAAGCTCTTACACTTAAAGTTTGTCTTCCTGTTATTGCACTTTCCCCTACTTCAAACATTGAAGAAAAGTTTGCCATTACTTTCGAAGGAGCTTTAAGTGGATTTAATACATCGGCAGTGACGGTTCCCATTCTTGTTACATTCTGCATTTTAAAGAATGACAATCCTGTTTCCGTTGTTAACTTTGCGTTTCTTCCATGAGTTAAATTAATTCCAGCTGCCTCCCCAATTGATGCGGTTGCTTCTGCTAGACCAACAGACATAATTCTATTCATATCACCTATTGTTGTAAAAGGTAATCCAGCTTTTGCTGCATTTAATGTATATGAATTCAATACATCAACGTTGTATCCAATTGGATTTCTAACATCGTGGACTGTAGACTGTGCGCCTGATGCACTATTTGTAATTCTTTGTACAATATTTCCATATGATTGGTTTACTCCAAATTGTTCATTTGTTAAACCAAGTGATCTAATTAATAAATCTTGATCAGATGCTCCAGTAGAGATTTCTCTTAGTCCCTCTCTTGCCAAAAGTGATTTAGCTCTCATTGCTTGGTCTGCGGAGCTTGCAGTTGTAAAGTTTATTCCAAGATTCAATATACTGTCGTCTAGTACATTTCTTGTGCCAACAGATATTGCTTCTCCTCCAACTCTTATTGAGGATTCAACTCCAGCAGATGCAGACCTTGCATCATTTATAGTTCTAGTTATATAACTTCTTGCTGTTGCAGTATCTACTGCTTGTCCAGTATCTTCGCCAAAAGCTCTAAATTCATATCCACGATTTCTTTCACTAAATCTTAAAATACCCTCTTGTCCATCAAAACCAAAATCAGAACCCTGAACTCGTAATTCAACTCCCTGCATTCCTTTTTCGGTTTGCAAATAATTTGCAACTGCATCTGAGGCGTGTTGTAAACTTGCTATGTTTGTAACTGGAGTAAATGCTTGTGATTTAAATATTCTATTTCTTGCAAATGTTTCGAATTCACTTAATGGATTTCCTAAGGTTTCTCCATTTTCTCCGAATCTAAAAGTTAACCTATCTCCACCAAGTTCATTGTTTAAACTTTTTACTCTATATCTATCTAAAGAAGCTTGAATTGCAATGTCGGTGTCTGCGATGTGAGAACCTTTTGCAAGATCTCTTGTCATTTGTTTAGCTAGTTCTGGTTCATGTTTTTCTATTAGTTCGAATATATTACTGTTTAGCGCCAAGTTTTCAACGCTAACAGGAGCAGCTCCTCCACCTATTCCAGCTTTTGTTATCATTTCTGGACCAAGAAGTTGACTAACCATTCTAGATGCTCTATCGCCAGATTCTCCAACAACTCTGGAGGCTTCGTCTGTAAAATACGACCTCATTGTCTCAGCTGTATCTATTAAATAATTATCGCTTTGATTGACTTTATCTAATACTCTAAAAAACTGTGTTCTAAGATCTTCATCAGCTCTAAGTGCACCGGTAGCATGTAATGTATCGCCCAATTTACCTAAGTCGAAGAGTGCGTTGTGACCAGAAATATGATTTGAATTTTCCATTGCTGTCAGCATTTCTTTTACATGTCCAGCAAATATTTTTCCATCTTCTCCCATCTCAAATACTTCATCGGCACCTTCTGCTAAGTTTACAAAGTCTGACATTCTATAGCTTTGACCAGATTTAGTCACCGTAGCCGTATCCATTAGTGGATTTCTATAGGAAAAAACTTTTCTTTCTTCTCCAACTTGATAAGCAAACTGTCTTACTTGAGAATCGCTTGTAACACCTGTTGTTTCGACGTCAAAAGTAAGTATCTTAGCTGTATCTGCTGGTGTAAAATTCGCAGAACTTGCAGCTCTTTTTAAGGACTGAGTTGACAACATTGAAGATCCACCAAAGTTGATTGCATCAAAACCTTCTTTTAGTGGATTGACATTAAGAAACATTCTATTCAGAAGAGTTGACATTGGATTGTCCGAAGCCTGAACATCATACTTTAACAGAGCTGAATATAAGTTAGATGATTTGAATTCCATTCCAGGAAGACCGACATCATTAAAAAGCTGATCTACTTGAAGAACTTGTTTTCTAAATTGGTTCTTTAGATTTTGTTGATTTTCATATGTTAACAAACTAAGGTTTATTCTTCCAGATCTTCTTTGAAGGTCCATATCAAAATTTGCATACTTAGCTCTTTGTGATGGCTGTTCTAAAAGTCTATAATATTCATCTTCAAATGCTTGATATCTGGCAAAAACATCATCTGCACTTCCATAAATTCTATTTACTTGATCGGCAGTTATTGAAGATGTTTGTCTACCCTTTGCGGTCAGACCACCGTTCCATCTGACCAGAAAGAGATCTTACTAGTCTTTGATATACAGTATCGTTATCTGGATTATATAATCTCATCTTGATGGTCTTTTACTGGGTCCAATTCTATGTACTCGTCAACATCTATTTGACCAGTCTTTTGCTTAATAAGTTTTTGTCTTTCTTTTTCAATTCCTTGAACTTTGTCTAAAATGTCAGAAATTGCTTGAGCAGTATCAAGTTGAGTCTGACCCATCTTAGCTTTAGCTTCTCTAGTAGCAAGTAATTGATTACGTAAATCTTTTCTTCTCTTATGTAATTTATCTTCAAGTTCAACAGCTAAGTGAAGTTCTTTTTTCATAATTGGCTGACCATCTTGATCTACACCTATTACGTTTTCTTGAATAAAATGTTCTTTTGCAAGAAGTTTTGTTTTTCTAATATATTGTACTTCTTGATCAACAAGATCTCTAACCATAGAAACCTCTACTAAGTTTTCTGGGTTAACTTCCAGTTGATGCATATAGTCAGAAGTAAACTGCGAAACTATAGACATTTCTATAGGACATGGTTTTCCTGCTGGAGCTAAATTCTCCTTAAGTAGTGGACACGTATCTGCAAAGACGCATTTATATGATTCACAGGTCATTGGTATAGAAGAGAACATAGAAGTTTTTGTTCTCTGTGGCCTAACTAATTCTGCTACTTTTTCTTTTTCTTCATCAGTGTAAGACTCAGGTAAAAATAAATCTGGCCTTAGGGATTCAAAACCCTGAAGAAATTTTTCTTTTTCATACTTTTCTACATTAGACATTAAAATCAATCCATTCGCTTCCTATAAAACCTGTTGCATCAAAATGTTCAATTACGCAGCTTTTGCAACGGGTACAGTAAAATTCTTTTGTGTACACAAATTCTTCATGCTCAGTAAAATATTCTACGATGTTTTGCATCTTACTATCGCATCTTGGACACTGCATCTATCGTTCTTGAATTATCTCAGATATACTTTTCTGTAACTTTTCCATTAAATTTACATTTTGTCCTGCGCCAACAAAAACTCCAATTTCCCTCATCTCATCAGGAGTCAAAACTGCAGTTGGTATATACCTTGCGCCTTTACAGACTTCACAGTAAAAATCTTTTCCACTTGCGTGACACGCACACTTATCTATGATTCCAAAAAACTCAAGAGCTTCTGCTATATCAAACCAGCGAGATTTAAAAACTTTTTTTGTTTGCTCTTTATATGCTCTTAACTTTGCAGCGTCAGAAGAAAGAAGAGTTCCCATGTCTAAAGACTGTTTCATTAAATCATTTATTGTTTTATATAAAAAATTTGGAAGCTCAAAATCTCCATTTGTATTTATATAATTTTTCCACTCATTCACATTATCACCTTACATTGTTTTTATTTTTAGTATCTATACTGAGATGTTCTTCCTCCGGATGAACCTTCTCCTCTTCTTCCAGAGTAAGCTAAACCAGCAATAACTGCTGCACCTGCTCCTATAGCTAAACCTCTTCCGCTTTTAAGAAAACCCTTTTTACCAACTCTTTCAGCAGCTTCTCTAGCTGGAGCAGTTGGCGTTGGAGCGTTTCTGACCGCATCATCTATAGCCCCACCAGCTCCAGCTGCACTTCCTGCAGCAACATTTGATCCGCCGTCTAGTTTTTACTCCAGTATAGTTTGGATTATTTCTAGCTCTTTGAAGCATGTCTCTTCTCATCGGTGCTCTTGCAGCTCTAGTTTCCCCTTGAACTTTACGAACACTATCTCCAACTACTCCTGCGTAACCACCTTGAAGCTGACCAAGTCCTCCTATTAAAGATGGGTTAGTTGGCATTGCAGGTATTACTGGTGCATTCATTCCGCTAGCTGCAGCTGCTGCAGGTATGCCCTTTAATGCTCCACCAGGAAGTCTTGGTGGGCTTCCTCCACCCGCAAATTTTGTAACTCTACCTGGTCTTCTTGCTCCAGAAGCAGCTTGTCTTCTAGCAGAATCCATTCTTTTATATGCATCTCTTCCAGTGCCTCTATATGGTCCAGCTGCGCCATAACCAGTTCTTGTGCCCCTTCCAGAAAGACCCATTGCATCTCTAGCTCCAGCAGAAGCAGACGCCTGAGCGGCAACTTGTCTATCGGTTACTAAGCTTCCATATCCAGTTCCAGCTGGTCTTCCTCCGGCGATTTACCTTAACTGGTCTTCCTGCTGATCTTGAACCTGGTGCTGGGACCGTACCTTTTCCTTCAAGTCCCCTTAGTTGACCTCTTGCCGCAAGTATTCTTCTAGTAGTGGCTTCATCCATTGATCTACTTACGGATGGTCTATTACCAAGTGGCGCTGGCCCTAAAGCCTGTCTTACTCCACTTGATGTTTCGCCGGCACCTCTAGCACCTCTTCTTGCTGGACTTTGCGCCCTAGGAACATAATCACTGGCTGCATCAGACGCAGATGTTGCACTAGCTCTTCCTGGTACTCCTAGGTTAAACTTATTCTTAAGTCTCTCGGCATACAACGATGAGCTTGAGCTAGTAGAGGTAGTAACGCTATCGTCCAGGGTACTGGGGTCAATTCTAATACTTGGACCTGTATAAGGACCTGCGCCTTTTGTTCTTCCAAAACCAAATAAACCCATTAATAACATCCTTTTATAAGTATTATTATTTATAGTAATACTTTATTTATATCGAATGCTAACTTCTGACTATTTTTACTCCATCGGGATCTAAACTATTTTTAAAATCTAATATTTTTTTACTTAGTTCCACTGCTTGCTCGTACGTAGCACCTGGGTAAGATGTATATTCTTTGTCCATTATTCTTAATTCATCTATTGAAGTAGATGCAGGTGCTAAATAGAATTTAGTTCTTAATTTGATTTCTTCTTCAGTCATTAGTCACTTCTTTCTCTTTTTTAGGTTTATTTAAATTTATAACAAAATCATCTTGATAATCAATATAGAAAACAGTTCCTTTTGGAACCTGATCCTCAACTATTGTATCAGCAATGGAGTTTTCTATATGTTCTCTTCTTATCTGAGAAAGTCCTCTTGCACCTTTAATAGTGTCTAGCCCCTTGTCAATAATTGCATCGACAACAGAGTCCGTGTAAATTAAAGAATAACCTTTATTTAAAAGTTTTGTTTTAACAACTGACATTTCTAATTCTGCTATTTGCAGCAAATCTTTTCTTGAGAGATGGTTAAATACAACAATTTTATCTAGTCTATTAATAAACTCTGGTTTAAAGTGTTTACGAACAGCTTCTCTAGTATTCTTTTCGGTAATCTCTCTTTTTGGGATTTGTATTGTTTTTGCCGAAAAATCAACTCTTCCGGTAAATCCGGCAGAAGTTTTTAGTAGATCATCAGAAATCTTGTCATTACCTAAGTTAGTTGTCATGATGATAATTGTATTTCTAAAACTAACTTGACGACCTTTGTTGTCAGTTAGAGTTCCATCTTCAAATACTCTTAAAAATGTATTCCATAAATCTTGATGAGCTTTTTCTACTTCATCAAGCAATACGACAGTATTTGGGTATTTCTTAATTAAGTTAATCAACTGACCACCATCTTCGTGGCCAATGTAACCAGGGGGTGAACCTATAAGTTTTTGATTTTCGTGCTTGTGTTGAAATTCGCCACAGTCAATTCTAACCATGGAATTATCATTGCCATAAAGATATCTATGCAAACTGTTTGCAAGGTGTGTTTTACCAACTCCAGAAGCTCCAGCAAATAAGAATACTCCTATTGGTCTATTCTCATCATTCATTCCTGCATAGGCTCTTTTTAAAGATGAACAGATTGCTTCAATAGCTTCATCTTGTCCAATAATGTTTTTCTTTAAATGAGATTCTAAGCCAAGAAATTTTTCTTTAGAAATCTTCTTAGGCTTAGGCTTTTGTCTTGTTTCGGTATTTTTCTTTAAACCTTTATTAAAGAATTCTTCTAATTCAGGTGGAAGATCACTTAAATCTGGAAGATCATTCTTTGTCTTTGGCTGCGGACGATTATTCGTTTGATTTTTAGTATAAGCTAAATCAATCCACTGATCTATGTCTAGACCAGGATTAAGCATTATGCAACCTGAATATAGTGCATCTAAACACTTTTCTGCTGCAGCACGTGACATTGCTCTTAGTGATTCTGCAACATCTGTTTTTATGTTAAAAATAACAGATTCCAAAATAGCCTTACGATACTCTTTCGTAGGCTTATCTTCTATTTCGGCAAGAAGTGTTTTTGCCTCTTCTGGCTCAAGAACCTTGTACTTAACATAAGTTGCTAGTTCTGGCACATATATTTGATAAATATTCATATGTAGCCTCTTGTTTGCTTTAATAAAATAGTAACACTTAAAAAAAGTTTATTTCTAAAGCAAGATGCCACACTATATAAGTATACTTATATAAGTTATCTTATCTATATAAGATGATACTGATTTGACGTTTGTGTTTTTGGACACTTTGGTTACTTCAGTTCTCTTATATAGGAGTATACTCATCTAGCGTGGATCTTGTCAAGTAGATCAGGAAATATCTTCGATAGATGGATGTGGGTAAGTGCAAGGTCCTGAAAAATGCCAGTAACGCAAAAGGTCATCTACTGTTTCAACTCTCTTATAGAGAATTATCATTGCTCGTTGGAATTCTAACTTTACATCAATGTTATTCTGGGGAAGTCGTTTCATTTGTGCTCCAAGTCTTGTATACTGCGAATTATTTACGTTAACAAGTATACCATTTATAAAATGAAAAGAGTTATAAGGTGACCGGTTCACAAAGACTAAAAGAACTTTACAATCTTCTAGACAAGATAGACCTATCAATGCTGGGCAACGACTGGCAATCAAAGAAGATGTTGAAAGAATTACGAAGCAAAGTAGTGGATCAAATAAAAGATCTACAACTCAGAAATAGAAACACGGATATGGTAGAATATATACATGGCAGATGATAAATCACTCGAACTAGCTATTGCCCAACTCGAAAGACAATTTGGAGCTGGAGCAGTAATGAGACTAGGTTCATCTAAAGTAGAACAGTGGCCATCAGTATCAACTGGTGCATTGTCTCTAGATATGATCCTAGGCATTGGCGGACTTCCACTTGGAAGAGTTGTAGAAATCTATGGACCAGAATCTTCTGGCAAGTCAACAATCTCTTTAACAGTTGTTGCTGAAGCCCAAAAGATGGGACTCAAGTGTGCATACATCGATGCAGAACACGCATTGGATCCAACGTACATGAGTGCCCTTGGTGTCAATCTTGATGATCTACTACTTGCTCAACCAGATTATGGCGAACAAGCTTTAGAGATTGCTGACAAGTTAATAAGAACAGGTGAGCTTGGAGTTGTGGTTATAGACTCAGTGGCGGCTCTTGTTCCTAAAGCAGAGCTTGAAGGTGATATGGAAGCTAATCAGATGGGCTTGCAAGCTCGCATGATGTCTAAAGGTCTTCGTAAGATTGTTGGTCTCGCCAATGAACACAAAACTCTTGTTATCTTTATTAATCAACTTCGTATGAAGATTGGCATTATGTTTGGCAATCCTGAGACAACACCAGGTGGACGAGCATTACCTTATGCATCTTCTGTGCGAATTGACATCCGCAAGAAAGAAGATCTTAAAGATAAGTCTGGTGACTCTATCGGCATCAAAGTAAAAGCCAAGGTCATTAAGAACAAGATGGCACCCCCACTAAAGGTCACTGAGTTTGATATCTATTACGGAAAAGGTGTAGACAATCTCGGATGCCTACTTGACGTAGCAATGTCAAGAGGAATCTTTACACAACGAGGAGCTTGGGTTTACTATGAAGGAGAATCCTTCTCACAAGGTAGAGACAACGCTATAGATAAACTAAAGCAGGATCCAGAGTTAGTACAGAAACTAGAGGAGCAAATCAAAAATGGGCTTCGAACCGACGTCGTGTCCTGATTGTAAGTACCCCCCTAACTTTATTCTCAATGCTCTGCCCAAAGAAGATTATGAAGATAACAAACAACGTTATGACGTAAGATGTCGTGACTGTGGAGACTATTGGGTGGAGATTGATGAAGAAAGTAATTAGACACTATAGAGTAATTAAGTCTGATAACAAAAAGACAACAGGAAAGAAACAGAAAGCCTCACAGGTTGATAATTACGTTTCCTACTATGAGTTATTTAAGTCACTATCTAAATAGCCCACCTTTCCGCCCGCAAAATTTTTTTGGAATTTTTTTAACTTTTCAACGTTACTATAGAGAACATAGTTAATCTATAGATAGGAACTAAATGGACTTTTTTGATCAGTTCATGAGCTTTTTCGAGAACGAAACTTCTCGTCAAGAGTTCATGGACTTTTTACTTCCTGATGGTATGGACGCAGCTGAAAAGATGATTACTGGTCATGTCTCTGAAAGAGGCGAGATAGTCTTTTCTGTGTTCTCCATGGAGGAGTGGGAACTTATTCTAGAGATGTCTAAGATCATCAAGAAAGATGTTGAAGACATAGTAAAAGACCTCGGCCCAGACGAAGTACATCAACTGTACATAGGTCCGAACCGAGGCTAATGCTTAGCTAATAAATTCTGTAGGCTCGCCTGACAAACAATTAAGGTTGTAGGCTCCATAGACTACACATCCATAGATTTCCTGAGCTAAACGCTTTGAGCGTATAGTTCCAAACAAACTATTAACATATTGATGATCAGTGAGATATTCCACTGGTCTTTTTTTATTCCCTTTTGTCACAAAGCTATAGATCTTAGCCTTGTCTAGCTCTAGATGTTCATGAATGTGTGAAGGTACCACATCATCACAGTATTGATAGTTGATAAAAACGCCCGCATCAAATTTCAAATTCTTATCATCGTATAATCCATACAGGACATTACAGTCAATGCCATGACCCATAAAGATAACATTATCATAGTTATCTCTCAGATACGGTATAAGGTTTCTGAACAGGGCTTTAGCGTTTGCCTTTAGCGATAGGTTCTCATTGTATGAGAAAAGATATACATCATGTTGTAGAGAGAATTGATTGAGAATGTTATTAGCTTGAAATAACTTCTCTGATCCTACTATTAAATTTCTGTGTGTTTTGTTAGGCATTGTCGATATTGTCTCAGTCGTTGTATCCATAGTTATCCATATCAAAGTCGACATATTCGTCTACGTAGCCTTTATCGATGTAGCGTGATGAGTAAGCTGATACTGGCTCTAGGTCTACCCATTGTGAGCAGTCAGGGCATCTTAGGGATGTAGAGATAGAGTCTTTAACAATAAACTCTGATCCACATTTATCACAGCACATGAAGTCCATTTTGTCTTTCCTTTGTTTGGTGATTTTTTCGCCGGCCTTTCCGACGGGGAGAAAACTATCAGGTCCCCAACCACTTTGCAACCCCATTTGGGAATTTTCTTGGATTTTTTTCTGAACCTATATAAGGGCGTATACAGGTGTATAAAAATCATTAAGGGTAGAAATAGGGAAAAATTTTTAGGGTGGTAATAGTGGATACATGTTTACATTAGAACTTTTTAACGTGCCCACCGGGGTATGGGGTTTTAATGAGGAAAGGAAAGCATGAAGAATTGGACAGAGAAGAAGGAAGTTATGAAGGCTGTATTAGTTGACATTGATGGAACAATTGTTACGGCTACTCCTAATTGGAGTATGGAAAGGAATAGTGAATGGGAGATGGAAACTGTTAATGCAAGTGCATTGGATGGTGGAATTGAATTGTTGAAGAAGTTTAAGGAAGAAGGATATGTGTTGGTGTTCTTGACAGCACGGGGTCAGGGATGCAAGAAGTATACAGTAAAGAAGCTTAAAGAGATTGGTGTGTGGGGCATGGTTGATTCTATGTGGCATAGGCCTATGCGGTATGAGAATGTGTCTTCTTCTGTGTATAAGGAAGCGATGATCAAGATGTTGATGAAGAAGTGGGACTTTGAGTGGGCTATGGATGATGAGGATAAGAACCTTGTTGTTATGGAGAAGATGGGTATGAAAGTCATTGATGCAAAGGTGTGGTGGTGAAATTGAAGTTTAAGGGAAATAAGGGAGTAAAGGTCATGGAAAAGATGATGTCGATTCTTCAGTGGATTGGTACTGCATTGGTTATTGCATTGCAAGTATCGGTTAATTTTGGTGGTCCAGCATGGGTGTCAGTGATGTTTTCGGTTACATCAGCTGTGGTGTGGACTACAAGTGCAATCATGATGAAGAACAAGCAGTTGGTTATTACCAATGGTGCATGTTTGGCATTTGGTTTTATCGGAGTAGCCCGAGTATTCGGGTGAATAACAAAATAAACAACAACAAAAAGAAAGAGGTAACTCAAATGAGTACTCCAGCAGAGCAAATCAAAGAGATCTTCAGTGGTCTCGCCGGCCTTGCAAATGGCCTTAGCAGTGTGTTCGAAGAGAACGATGTCATGGAAAAGATTCTTTTCGCATGGCTGCTCTCAAAGGGCATGAATACAAACGGCTACTCGCTCAAGCACTTCAACCGTGATGGAAACATGGAGTTCAAGCTTAAGGCTTACTCTGTTGCCAACGGTCAGAGCGAAGATATGCTCTACCATGCATCTCGTGCAGATCTCAAGCGTTGGGCTGAGAAGCACATGGCAGGTGTAGTGCCATCAACACAGCCAGTTCGTCCGATCATTCAGATCCAGAAGTAACTGGTTATTCCTGCTCACATTGGGTGTTTAGCGTGGTTCGAATCCACGGCAGGAAACTAGTCCTGGTTATTGGGGACTATAAATAAGCTGATAACAGGAACCATGCGAATGATACTGGCATGTAAAACAACTTGTATTAGGAAACACATGAGCCTTAACAATGTGTCACATAGGAGGTCCGTAATGGACACAATCATCAACTGGTTCCGTGGATTGTCACGGAACGCACAAATCAGCATCATCATCGCATTGGCAGTCTTTACGCCTGTTGTAAGCGTGGTGTTCAGCATCGTGTTCGGTGGAATCGGTGCAATCTTTACTGTTCTGGGCTTTGTGCTTGGATACGTCAACTGGGGTATTGCTACCTTGTTGTTGTTGGGTTACGGTGGCTTTGTGTTTTACCGTTGGATCAACAGCGAAGATGAAAGTGAAGAAGAAGAAGATAACAGCTGGGATCCGTTCCGCTAATCTTTAGCTGAAACAAAGAAAGATGTTCCCCTGGGGCTTTTGCCCTGGGGGAACTCTTTTTTTATGGGTAGGACCAAGGTCCCTAAACAAAGGAGAAATACCCATGTACACATCAACCAACCAACAGAAAGGACGCAACATGCGTGCAATCTACATCAAACGAAGGATCATGGTAGCAATTGCTCCATTCCTGATCGTTGCAGGACTTGTTGGAATGGCCAAGTTTCTTGGTCAGCCGACATTCACCTGCACCGCTGCAGAAGTCACTCTCGTCAAGGGTGACAAGATCTGGAACATCGCAGATCGATTCTGCGAAGGCAACATCACGGATGCTGCCGGAAAGATCATGGACGACAACGGAATTGAGGGCAAAGACCTTCATTCTCTTCGTCCCGGAACAATCATCATCATCAAGGAGGGAAAGTGATGAAGAAGAACACCAACTTCAAGGGCGCATCCTGTGCACGGTGTGCTGAGTTTGTCTATGCCGGAAATGGCGTATGGCACAACTTTGGTGGAGGTACGACCCTGTGTCTTGCCTGCGATGCACAACGAGACCAGCAGATGAAGGACCGCAAAGCAAAGCGGGACTACATCAAGAAGCACCAGCTCAGGCTCTTCAAGTAGAAGGAGAAAACAATGAAGACACCAGA